CTTGAATATGTCAAAGCCGCCATACAAGCGCATACTGGTCGTCGACTTTGAGACTAGGTGGGATCGCAAGGGGTACACACTATCGAAGCTGACAACTGAGCAGTACATTCGCAACAACGAGTTCAAAGCGTTCGGTGCGTGCTTCAAAGACTACGGCGTTGATAACACCGAGTGGGTAACGCACGATAGGTTACAGGCGTACGTCGATAGTATTGACTGGTCAGAGACTGCGGTGCTTGCGCACAATGCCCAGTTCGATGTGGCGATACTGTCATGGGTGTACGGTGTCAAGCCGTGCTTCGTGTTTGACTCGCTGTCCATGGCTCGTGCCCTGCGTGGTGTAGATGCGGGCAACGGCTTAGCACAACTGGCTAATGAGTTTGGGCTACCGCCCAAAGGTAACGCAGTTCACAGCACAGACGGTCTGATCGAGTTACCGCCAGAGGTAGAGAAAGAATTAGCTGACTACTGTAAGCACGATACGTTCCTGTGCGAGGAAGTCTTTAAGCGGCTGATAAATGGTTACCCTGCCAAAGAGCTACGGCTCATCGACATGACGCTGAAGATGTTTATTAACCCTGTGCTGGTGCTTGACAAGGAGATACTAAGTGAGGCAATCGAAGAGGAAAGAACAAAGCGCCATGCGCTACTTAGCAAACTTGGTATCGAGGAGACAGCCCTTGCAAGTAACCAGCAGTTTGCTGATGTCTTACAGTCAATGGGTGTCAAGCCGCCAACCAAGATCAGCAAAACAACAGGCCGCGAAACGCTTGCTCTCGCAAAGAATGACGCTCTTTTCCAAGCACTACTCAACAGCGGCAATGAAGATGTGGAACTCTTATGCGAAGCGAGACTCGCCGTTAAGTCAACGCTGGAGCGTACACGGGCGCAGAGATTCCTTGACATCGCTGGTCGAGGAAACCTCCCAGTTCCACTTAACTATTATGGCGCACACACCGGTCGATGGTCAGCAAGTAAGGGTTCTGGTCTTAACCTACAGAACTTAAAGCGTGGGTCGTTCTTACGCAAGTCAATTCAAGCGCCTGATGGCTACACACTAATCGTCTGTGACTTGTCGCAGATTGAGCCTCGTGTGCTGGCGTGGCTGGCTGACTACGATGCTCTGCTAAATATCTTCAGTTCAGGGCAGGATCCCTACGCTCAGTTTGGTGCGCAGATGTTCGGCATACCAGATCTAAGCAAAGAGTCACACCCAGACCTCAGACAGTCTGCCAAGTCTGCTCTGCTGGGCGCAGGCTACGGCATGGGGTGGGCCTCGTTCGCCGCACAGTTACTGACTGGCTTTCTGGGTGCGCCGCCTACACGCTACGACAAAGCGTTTGCCAAACAGCTTGGCATAACCTCAGACTACATCGGCACGTTCTTGGAGTGGGAAGATAATGTCAAACGTCTTAATGAGATACCCCACACCTGTACTGAGAATGAGTTACTGATACACGCTGTATCTGCCAAAAAGATTATTGACAAGTACCGAGCCGCCGCTGAGCCGGTCACCCAGTTCTGGCATCTGTGCCAAGAGCTTATACAGAAAGCGCTGGCAGAAGGGCGCTCGTACCATCACAAGTGCCTGCAATTTGAAAAAGAAAAAATCATATTGCCAAACCAGATGGCTTTGAGGTATCCTTCGTTAAAAGGAAATGCCGACGCTAAGGGTCGGTTGCAGTGGGCCTACGGGTCAGATGGTAAGAAGTTGTACGGTGGGAAACTGACTGAAAACATTGTTCAGGCAGTAGCTCGTTGCGTCATGACTGACGGTATGTTGCGGATACAAGAACGGTATCCGTGCGTATTGACTGTTCATGACGAAGTAGTGTGCCTCGTACCTGAGGCACAGCAAGAGGACGCTAAAACTTGGGTTTTAGCGCAGATGGTAATGGAGCCGAAGTATATGCCGAAGATTCCACTTGAGGCTGAGATCGACTCCGCTAAACGATATGGAGATGCAAAGTGAAACTACCGAGGAGAATCACAGTTGGTAAAAAGAAGTATGACGTTGTCGTTGCTGACTACGGCCCGCATAAGGGTTGTATGGGTGGCGTGTCATACGACAGCAAACTAATCCACATTGGCACACGCAGTTGGTACAGCAACAAGCGATTCAAAACTGAAGAAGTGGCTGACACGTTTTGGCATGAGGTGACTCACGCCATACTCCAAGACATGAACCACAAGCTTGAAGCTGACGAGAAGTTTGTTACAGCGTTCGCCAACCGCCTAACCAAAGTGATAACCAAAGCGGAGTTCTGATGACAGAGCATAAGATCAAATGGTCACACAGTAGCCTCAAAGATTACGAGGGCTGTGCGAGGCGGTACCACGAGGTAAAGGTATTGAACAACTACCCTTTCCAAGAGACTGAGCACACGCGGTACGGTAAAGACGTTCACGCCGCCGCTGAAGCGTACGTCAAAGACGGCACCCCTCTACCCCCTGAGTACGAGTTCATGAAGCCTATCGTCGATGCGTTGATGGCTAAGCCTGGGCGTAAGTACCCTGAGCACGAGATGGGGCTGACCATTGATCTTAAGCCTTGTGGTTTTAAGTCTGACGATGTTTGGGTGCGTGGTATTGCTGACCTGTTGATAGTAGACGACGACAACCTTACGGGCTGGATCGTTGATTACAAGACCGGCAATAACAAATACCCAGACACCGATCAGCTTGTGCTCATGTCGCTCATGACCTTTGCCCACTTCCCGCACCTACGCCAAGTTAAGTCGGCGCTTCTTTTCGTAGTAAAAAATTCTATTGTCAAGTATCAAATGGGGGTGGAAGATATTGAACCTGCGTGGTGGCAATATCGTCAACGGGTGTCAAAGCTTTCTTCCTCTTTTGAACACAACGTCTGGAACCCTACGCAAAGCGCATTGTGCAACTGGTGCCCAGTACGCACATGCGAACTTCACCCAAAACACTAGGAGCAAGTCATGGCACGTGATTACAAAAAAGAATACCAACGAGATTTAGAAACAGGAAAGTCTGGCCCGAGTAGCGCACAGCACGAGCGGCAACGTGCTCGACGCATGCTTGATAAAACCGGCGTAGACAAAAACAAAAACGGCAAAGCCGACAAACGTGAAGGCAAAGACATTGACCACATCAAGCCGATACGCAAGGGCGGTAAGTCGGTGCGTGGCAACCTACGTATTCGTAGCAAGTCAGCCAACCAAGGCGATAACGGTAAGTGAATCTAATCGAGCCGTCAGCTTTAGCAGATGTCTGGTACTTACGCTACCAGCACTCTTGGGTGCGGCTTGATTCTTTACCACAAGAACTACGTTGTATGGCTGATGCGCTTAAGAAAAGCGGCAAGCTTGAGTATCACATGATGATTGAGAAAGACGGTTATTTTGAAGTGCTAAAACTACGAGGAGAATCATGCAGATAATAGAGAACAAAGCTCTGCTTCTGCGCACACGCAACCCACACAAGTACAGCATCATTCCTAAGTTTGCAATCGTTGGCGAGAATGAAGGCGTGTATGAGGTGGCTGTTCGTTGGGGTCTTGACGAGGCACGTGTGCTCAAGAACTTAGGAGTAAAGAATGTACCGTCACCTATAACCGCACGGTACGACTGGCCCGGACGGTTTAAACCTATGGCGCACCAGATCGACACAGCGGCGTTTCTGACTTTCAATCGCCGAGCGTTTGTGTTTTCTGAACCTGGTACAGGCAAAACGCTGTCAGCACTATGGGCGGCTGACTACCTCATGCGCACACGACAGGTTCGACGTTGCTTGATTCTATGCCCCGTGTCGATCATGCACTCAGCTTGGATGGGCGATATTGGCAACAGCATCATTCACCGAAGCGCTATCGTTGCGCACCATCAACAGGCCACACGCCGCATTGAAATGGTTCAGGGCAACTACGAGTTTGTTATTACCAACTACGATGGCTTGAATCTTATTGCCGATGAAATTGTCAATGACGGACGCTTTGATTTAGTTATTGCCGACGAAGCCAACGCATACAAAAACGTATCAACGAAACGCTGGAAGTCACTCAACCACATACTAAAGCCCGACACGTACCTTTGGATGATGACTGGTACGCCAGCGTCACAGTCACCACTTGATGCCTACGGTTTAGCACGACTCGTCAACCCTTTGGGTGTACCCAAGTTTGCAACAGCTTGGAGAGACAAGACGATGAACAAGATCACAATGTTTAAATGGGCGCCAAAGGCAGACGCACAAGATAAAGTACACGCCGCACTACAGCCAGCAATACGTTTCACAAAGGCACAGTGCCTCGACTTACCCCCAGTTATTACGGAGACTAGAGATGTCCCCCTTACCCCACAGCAGAAAAAGTATTACGCCATACTTAAGGAGCAGATGCTCGTCAAGGCGGCGGGTGAAACTATTACGGCGATCAACGCCGCCGCCGAAGTTAACAAGCTCCTTCAAATTAGTGCTGGTGCTGCCTATACAGACAATGCTGAAGTCGTTGAGTTCGATTGCGCACCAAGACTAGCGGTGCTGATGGAGGTGCTTGAAGAGACAAACCGTAAGGTGCTGGTGTTTGCACCGTACCGGCACAGCATTGACACTATTGCAACGTACCTTGACAAGCACCAAGTATCAAACGCATTGATTCATGGTGACGTATCACCCAGTAAGCGCACCAAAATCTTTAAGCAGTTTCAAGAAGAACCTGACCCACGTGTGCTTGTGATTCAACCACAAGCCGCCGCTCATGGCGTAACGCTTACTGCGGCTGACACGGTTGTGTTCTGGGGGCCTGTGATGTCTACAGAAACATATATTCAATGTTGCGCTCGTTCCGACAGGAAAGGGCAGACAAGCGATAAGGTGACGGTCATTCACATTCAAGGCAGTGACATTGAACGCAAGATGTTCAAGCGCCTAGCCGAGAGAGTGGAAGACAACAACCTTTTAGTAAAGCTGTACGAAGAAGTGCTTGACACGAAGTAAAATTTTAGACACACTACGAAAAAACAAAGGAGAGTCTTATGTCAGAAACCGTTCCACTGGATAAGCTGGCGAAGGTGTATCGCAAGATACGCACTCGCATACAGGAGTTGACCACAGAGTACGAGACGCAAGTCGAAGGACTCAAGGCTCAACAGCAAGAGATCAGTAACGCCATCAAAGACCACATGCTGGTCACAGGTGTTAAGACTGTGCGTACTGATGAGGGCACGATTATCTTGTCGCAAAAGACACGCTATTCCACGCACGATTGGGATTCGTTTAAGTCTTTTGTGCTGGAGCATCAAGTGCTCGACCTATTTGAGAAACGTATTGCTCAGACAAACATGAAGCAGTTTCTTGAAGAAAACCCCGGAGTTGTACCGCCGGGGCTGAACTCGGACAGTGAGTACGCTATCACTGTACGCAAACCAACTTCTAGGTAAAGGAGAAGTCCATGTCAGAAATGACCTTGTTTGAATCAGGCAACCTGCCTGCGTTTGCTAAGAACCGTGAACTGTCTGCTGTAGCCAAAGCCCTCGCTGGGGGTGGTGGCGGTGGTGGCGGTAAGCGCATTTCAATTAAAGGCGGTGTGTTCCGCTTGATTCATGACGGCAAGCAGATTGCCGCTATTGATGAGCGCTACCTCGATGTAGTGGTTGTGCAAGCCGCTGAGAAGATCAGCCGCACGTTTTACGCTGGTGCTTGGGACCCTGAGAATCCTGCGCCCCCCGACTGCTGGTCAGCAGATGGTGACAAGCCTGACAGTTCAGCGGCTTCGCCACAGTCACCGACCTGTGCAACCTGCCCTCAGAACATCAAGGGTTCGGGTCAAGGCGAGTCTCGTGCATGCCGCTTTAATCAGCGTCTGGCGGTTGTTCTTGCCAATGATATTAACGGTGATGTGCTTCAGCTTCAGCTACCAGCGACTTCAATCTTTGGTAAAGCTGAGGGTGATAATCACCCCTTGCAGTCTTACGCTAGGTTGTTGGCGTCTCAGTCCATCAGCCCAGAGATGGTTGTGACTCGTATGAAGTTCGATACACAGAAAGAGTCACCGAAGTTGTTCTTCAAGCCCGTGCGTTGGTTAACTGATGATGAGCACGGTACGGCGGTTGAGAAGGGCCAGTCAGAGGACGCCAAGCGTGCTGTCACTATGACCGTGGCTCAAGTTGATAAGGTTGTGGCTCCTATGCTTGAGGGTAAACCCCCAGCGGCAAAGGCTAAGAAACCTGCGAAGGCAAAGGAAGAGGTTGAAGAAGTTGATGAGCCTGAGCTTCGCAAGGAAGAACCCACACCAGCACCCACAAAGAAAAGCGACTTAGCTTCAGTTGTGGCAGACTGGGATACCGACGACTAATCAGCCGAGGGGGCACCGCAAGGTGCACCCCTTCAATCCTATGCCCTACTCAGACAAAACTAGAAACACCATCAATAACGCCCCCAAGACACTTGGTACTGAACTTGCCAAGTGGGCCATGTACAGAGATATATCTGTTAAGCGCATTGCTATGGCAACAGGGGCTACCCGACAAACCGTTTATAACTGGTTCACTGGCTCAACAGAAGTAACCTCAGCGTACAAAGATCGCGTCACGACGATCATCGACACACTAAAGAAGGTGAGCCAAACCGAAGACGCATGGAGAGAAATATGTACGCAATTCAACCTACGCAATTGACCGACGAGGAGTT